GTAATCTTTTCAAGTGTTCTGCCGCCAAAGTAAAAGGACATGACGAGCATACCCCACTGGCCTAGCAGCTCAACGTATGCACCACGGGTTTCGTATTCAAAGATTGAAGCGATGGCAAAGCCAGAGTAAGCCACCAGCAAGAAGATCAGCGTCATGGGGCGAATGTTCTTAGACAACCAAGAGTCGGATGCCATGTCTGCCTGAACGCGCTGGGTCAAGTTGTTTTGTTCGGTCTTGTACAGCTCAGTCTCATTAGCCATCTTAGCCAACTCGCCGTCTTGCGCCATCTTAGCCAGATCCATTTGGGCCTTGGCCTTAGCTTCGGGATCGGGGATCAGCTTGTCGATGAGCTTACCGCCCACATTTAGAAGTGCGTCTAGTCCAATCATTTCTTATCCTCGGTTTGATTTAGTTTAATGCCTGACAAGAAGCCAATCATGCCGCCAATCAGCGTGGAGAAAGCGGGGCTAATCATCTTGAAGATTTCAGCGTTATCAACTTCCTTGGCCCACAAGCCGAGCATGAACGAAATAACCATAGCCAGTACCGAGACGCAAAGCGTGATGCTGACCATAAAGGTCACATAGAACGTCAGTTTGTCTTTGGTGTTTTCCATGTTTCCTCCTACACAAGTTGGTCAATGTCGCGCTTAAGGTTTGCAATCTGGATGTTCAGCGTTACCTGTCGCATCCTGTACTCATAAATCTCATACTCATACTGGTGAAACTTCTTCACTGTATTGTCAATCTGCACTTGCAAGGCGTGTTCTGCGTTCTGCTTCTCCACCTTCTTAATGAACGCTTCCTGCTGCACCATAGCTTGGGGCTGAACAACTGGATACCACTTGTCGTAGCTGACCTTCATTTCTTTTCCCGCTCCATTGCCCGTGCATAGTAGTAAAGAACCTTTGATCTAAGCTCCGTACTGTCAGCCGCGCCCGCCCATAGAGCTAGGTTGTTCCAGATTCCTACAAGCTGTTCGGAGCTACAGTTGTCGCCGTTTGTTGTCAGCCACCGAGATAACTCAATGTGCCGCAGGGTCGGGTCATGTATCCCGCTTAGCGCATAAAAATCTGAAACGATGCACGGACTCTTGGCACTTGCCCAAAACACTAGGGAAATAAGCAGTACCGAGAACCAGCGCATCATTCATTGCCTAACCCCTTACTTGGGTTCTACGTCAGTAACCGCCTCTTCAGGCTTGGCTTCCAACGCTTGTTTCAGTAACTCAAAGAAGGCATTACGGCCCACTTGAAGCTGATCCACATTGAACCTTGCTGAGTCTAGTTTGCGATCCAAATCTGCGACATGATTCAACAAGGCTTGCTGCTGGGGTGTCAGGTCTTCAAACTGATGCTCAACGCCGTCGATTGTCACAGGGGTCTTTTCATTTTTTCCCATGATGTTTCCTTTAAATTGCCACCAAGGTCGGGTGGTGACTTCCCGTTATGCTGATGCGGTTTGCAAAGGCGTCAGGTCTTCTGTTGTCCAGAAGTCTTTAGCCAACATGATTTTGAGGTGCTCTTTGTTGCGAGCAACAGTGTCAGCCCAGTCTTCGTCAGACATTTTTTCTGGCTGTCCTGCGTTAATTAGGTTTACTGAGTCCATTGCGGCACTGTAGTGGCGAGCAATTTCTTCTGCGGTGGGGGCTTGTGTTTCAATAGTCATTTTAGTTTCCTTCAAGTTGTTTAATACGAGCAGACAATTCTTTTACAGCGTTTACCAAGTACCAAGTAAGGTTTGTTGTATCTACAGACATAACACCAGTAGATTCTGTTTTAACGCAATCAGGCAAAATGGTTTGAATTTCTTGAGCAATTGCACCCAATTGAACCCCAGAAATATTGACTGCATTTGACTTGTTTAACTCTGTAATTTCTTCAGGCAAACGATATTCAAAATTACGCACTTGAATTGCATTGATTGCGTCTAAACCAACAGTGTTATCAACAATATTTTTCTTTAAGCGTTGGTCAGAAGTAATTGACCAAGCAGCAGAATTATTGCCTTGATATGCACCACCACCATTGGGGCTAATAAAAGCGGTGCTTGAACCTTTACCCCCAACACCAGCAGTTGCAATAACTATTTCATGCGTATTATTTTGAACAGAAACATCAGCCCTACCAATACAAATATTGTTTGAGCCAGTTCCAATTGAATACCCTGCTTGATAACCAAATGTTGTATTATTTGCACCAGTACTAGTGTTATACATTGACTGAGTGCCTATTGCGGTATTGTTAGAACAAGAAGTAAAGTTTACACCTGCAAGTTCTCCTACAGCAACGTTATACGATCCTGTCCCAGTATTAGCGGCTCCATTTGCACCAGCTTCCCATCCAACATAAGTATTGTGTCCACCAGTTGAATTGGTGTACCCAGTATACATTCCTATAAAAGTGTTTTGGGTTCCAGTTGTATTTTGGTATCCCGACTGATAACCTACGGCGGTGTTGTTGCCTGCTGTGGTGTTAGAGCCAAGTGAGTCTCTACCGATTGCTACGTTACTTGCGCCAGTGGTATTTGCATCCAAAGCGCTCTGTCCAAATGCACAGTTGTCATTAGCAGTAGTATTTGACGTCAATGCGCTGTCACCCATAGCAGTGTTATAACTACCAGTGGTATTATCCGCCATTGCGTTTGTACCAAATGCTTGGTTGTTTGAACCAGTCGTATTTGAGACTAAAGAACGATAACCCAATGCGCCATTTGAGCCACCAGTAGTGTTTTGATTTAGCGCCCCATATCCAACGGCTGTGTTTGGAGTGCCCGTGGTGTTGTTATATAGCGCTACGTAACCTACAGCAGTGTTGTTTGATGCTGTGGTGTTTGAGTTAAGAGCCAAGCGACCCATTGCCACATTAAAACTTCCCGTAGTGTTACCTTGAAGTGTTTGATAACCAAAAGCGGCATTGTACGAACCTGTCGTATTAGACGACATTGTTTGATAACCATAAGCCGAATTATGGTCTCCAGTACTATTGGAATATAACGCCTGATATCCAGTAGCAGTAATAGCGCCACCAGTAGTATTGCTGTATCCTGCTTGGTAACCTACAGCAGTGTTGTTAGAGGCTGTGGTGTTTGAGCGCAATGCAGCAATACCAACAGCAACGTTATTTCCGCCACTTGTAGTTGCCATCAAAGAGCCAGAACCAACGCCAACGTTGTAATCCGCAGTATTCGCATAAAGCGGGGCGTTGTAGCCTCCATAAGTTGAACCTATGGCAACGTTCGCATTTCCTGTTGAACCATAGGCAGATTGATAGCCTACAGCAGTATTGCTAGAGGCTGTGGTGTTGTTGTTAAGGGCTTGCATACCCATTGCAACATTATTAGAGCCTGTTGTATTCGTAATTAGCGAATTGATACCAACGGCTGTGTTCAAAGTGCCTGTGGTGTTTGAGTAAAGGGCGGCATTTCCTATTGCAGTTAGTTGACCTGTAGTATTTGTATATGCTGCCTGATAACCTACTGCGGTGCTGTTAGATGCTGTGGTGTTGGAAAATAAGGATTGATAGCCATAAGAAGTATTAAAGCTTCCAGTTGCCCCAGAAGAACCAGTTAAAGATTGATAACCTGTTGCAGTGTTACCGCCACCAGTAACCCAATAAGCCGTTTGAAATCCAATGCCTGTATTACCATTTGCATTGGAAGAGTAAAGAGTTTGATGACCTAATGCAGTTGAATAAGCCGCTGTAGTATTTGAATATAAAGATAAATACCCATAAGCTACATTGCTTGCACCAGTTGTATTACTGTAACCTGATTGATAGCCTACAGCGGTATTGTTAGATGCTGTGGTGTTGTTGGCAAGCGCACCATTGCCCATAGCCGTGTTATACGAGCCAGTGGTGTTGTAGTACATCGGTGGAATAAGACCTGATTCATACCCACCAAAAGCAGAGTTGTAACTGCCTGTTGTGTTTGCGTTTAATGTATATGCGCCAAATGCGGCATTTCTTACACCAGTTGTATTTGAATACAATGCTCCAGCACCAAAAGCATTTATGGTTCCAGTCGTATTGCTGTAACCCGCTTGATAACCTACAGCGGTGTTGTAAGATGCTGTGGTGTTGGCTTGAAGCGCAGACTTACCAATCGCAGTATTATATGAACCAGTGGTAGTGGCGTTAAGAGAAGCATGACCCAAAGCGGCATTTGATGTTCCGCTGGTCAGGTTGCGTGTAGAAGATGTTCCAACTGTGGTGTTGTAGTCGCCTGTTACAGCACCATTCGACATTGAACCTTGACCAAGGGATACGTTTTCCGTGCCTGTAGTAATTGCATATCCAGCGGTATGACCTAAAGTCGTGTTGTATGCGCCAGTGACTAAGTAGCCAGCCTGATAACCAACGGCAGTGTTGTAAGAAGCTGTGGTGTTTGAACGTAGTGCGTTTTCCCCAATGGCTACGTTAGATGCTCCCGTTGTAGTTAAATACAAAGCCGCATTACCTACTGCCGTATTTCCATCTGCATTGCTTGTATATCCCGCCAAACGACCAACAAAAGTACCGCCTCCGCCTGTAGTATTACTATACCCCGCCTGATAACCTACAGCAGTATTGTTAGAGGCTGTGGTGTTGTTGTACAGTGCTGAATTGCCTAAAGCAGTATTATTACCACCCGTAGTGTTAGCTAATAGCGCATTAGTGCCAAAACCAGAGTTATAACTTCCCGTTGTATTTGCTACCAAGGTGTATCCACCAGCGGCACAATTTTGTTGCCCTGTTGTGTTTACCTGTAACGCTTGATTGCCTATAGCAATTCCATAATTTCCAGTTGTGTTGGCTGCAAAAGCACTTGCACCCACCGCAGTGTTGTTGGCTTGAGCACCTGCACCACGGCCTACTGTGATGCCATAAACAGTCAGGTCAGTACCAGAGTACAAAAGGTTGGCAGAGTCTTGGAGAAGACCAGATGCTCCTGCGTAAGTTACGCGGCCTGAAGTCAATGAACTCAAAGTTAAACTTGCGCCACCAACAGTGCCAGTCAATGTGGGCGAAGCGGACAAAACATTGTTGCCTGTACCTGTATTCGTTACGCTCACTACGTTCTTGCTTGCATCCAATGCCAATGCTGTAGAAGCAGTCAGGCCAGATAAAGTGGTTGTGCCTGTAACAGTAACGTTAGTGAACGAAGCTGTGCCGCCCGTATTACTCACCTTCACAAAGTCAGAGCCGTTCCATGCACAAACAGCAGACTCACCAGCAACAATCGTCACACCAGTCGTTGGGCCAACACCTACCAACTTAACAGAGTAGCCGCCTGTGGTGGCGTTGATAACTGTATAAACCTTTGACTGGGCGGGCGCTGTGATCGTGCGAAGAGCTGTACGCGCACCTGAGAATAATAGAATGGCTTCACGGGCTGTGTTTGCTGCGCCTGTGGTTGTAGTCAATGTTACATCTGCATCAGTGCTTACATTAGTCGTACCGGCAACCGCAGAGTCGAGCAAAGATGTAATGGAGTTGTTTACAGTGTCGCCCCAAGTACCGCTCAATTCGCCCGTGACTGGCAGTGCCAAGCCCAATAGTGATGTGTATGCTGTCGTCATTCAATACTCCTAGTTCGTGTCGATCTGTGCCCACCCAGCGTCCTGAGTATCACCTATCTGTGTCCAGCCCGAAGACTGAACGTTGTTGATATTTTGCCAGTTTGCAGTCTGCGTGTCATCAATAATTTCCCACAAAGGCCGCCCCACCACCAAATCCGATATCGTTGCCAGCTCCACAATTGAAGCCCTAAACAAAGCCAGCGCTGCATCCACATCCGATCCCGTTGCGCTCTCAGCGATAACACCGCTGAACGTAACCTTTGCCGCCGCAGAATCAGACCCGCTTGCCGACTCGCTTACAGAAGACCCAACAGATATATTGGCAGCTACCGCATCCGTTCCAGTCACACTCTCAACAATATACGCCAAGAATGTGAACGCCCCTGCCGTTGTATCCGTCCCTGTTGCGCTCTCTGTGATCCTGCCCAAGAAGTTGGCAAATGCCGCATCGCTATCCGATACTGCCGCGCTTTCGCTTACTGACACCCCATATGTGGGTATCGCGCTTATCGCATCACTTCCTGTTCCTGTCTCACTCACATTTGCTACAAAAGTAGCAAGCGCACTTACCGCATCTGTCCCTGTCCCCGTCTCACTGATCGCCGCACCAAGTGTTGCAAGCGCACTTACTGCATCTGTTCCAGTACCTGTTTCACTAATAGCTACACTTAAAGTCAGCCCTGCCGCAACACTGTCTGTACCCGTACCTGTCTCAGAAACCGACACCCCATAAGTGGGCGTAGAACTTACTGCATCTGAAACTGTACCGCTCTCACTGACCGACACCCCATACGTTGGTATGGCGCTTACTGAATCCGTCCCAGTACCAGTCTCACTTACCGCCGACCCAAACGTAGCTAACGCACTGACTGCATCCGATCCTGTAGCTGTTTCACTGACGCTAGACCCCAATGAGGCCAATGCAGAGACAGCATCCGTCCCTGTCGCAGTTTCAGCAACGCTCCGGTCAACGACTGAATCACCCCAGCCAGCCTGACCCCATGTGCCAGAACCCCAGCCGCCGTCAGCCATTTAGACCTCAACCGGCTAAGCTGAATGTGTAAGTTACGCTCAAAACGTCACCAGAAACCACAGAGCGGTCACCGGGCGATGAGAAGTCAGCGGCAGAGAACAATGTTCCAGTCGTACCACTCTTAGCACTACCGCTTGTCAAGAACGCACCGCCAACAGTGGAAGTCGCATTGATGTTAAACGTAGCAGGGGAAGCTGAGTTAGTAACCACAGAAGGGTTTGCAGTCGTTGCCGTGGCAAATGTAGCAGTCACGCGGGTTGCATTGCTGTAAGGCACAACTTCAGTCCAGCCAGCGTGGGAAGACATTGTGTCACCAGCCGCAGGGGTGTTAGAAGCACCAGCACCATACAGACCAATATACCAAGTGGTAATCTGGGTCACTGAAGTCAAAGCCGTGCCAGCCATGTACTGAAGGCCAACGTTCACTACCAAGTTCTTAGACTCAGCAGACCACTTCAAGTTACCATCTTTATCATGGCACTCAACGTAGTAAACGCCTGTGGCTTTGGCTTGCTCGCCTGATTGTGTACCGGCAGTCAGACCACTAAAAACATGGTCAGTTGCTGTGAGTTTTTCTGTGGTCATATTGACTCCTTAGTTAGAAGAACGAATTAACGCCGCCGATGCTGTATTAGCGGGCATTGTGATTGTAAAGTTAGAAGATGTTTTATCGGAACCAAAGTCCAATACGGCAATTGATTTATTACCCTGAGATGAGTTATAGATCAAAGCACAACGAGCTGTTACTGAGGCATTGAATACTGCGTTGTTAAAGTTAACATAGGCAGTGTAGTTTTCAGCATTAATGGTTGTGCCCGTCAAGGTAACCCCGCCCGCCGTGTATCCGCCGCCGGTCACTTCATTAGAAGTTGAATACACTGTGGTTGCAGCGTTTAAATCTGCACTGGCTGTGTACAAAGATATCTTTAAGATATCAGTTGTAAGGTTATGAATGCCTTGATACAGCTCTTTTTTGAAGCTGGTGGTCTGGGTCTGGACTATTGAACTCATGATACAGACACCCTAACCTGACCATCACGATAAGCATCAGCACGTTGTTTGCCATCTGCCAAGTTTTTGTACAGCGCAATAGCTTGCACATAACGATCTTGAGCCAACTTCACCATGTCGGGCTCACCCTTCATATAGGTATAGGCCTCACAGATAGTTCCGTACAACAGAACAGAATCAAAGTTATCACCAAGCCATGTAGTACCTGCAGTAACAATCGACTCTGGATAGTAGTTGTAGTGAAGTTCTGCGTTGTATGCAGCATTAGGTGTCGGGCCAATAATAAAAGTCAGCTCGTTTACATCATCTGAACGGGGGCCAAAAATTGCATAGTGCTTAGGCTTGCCTGTTGTTGCGGGGTTTGGGTATGCCTCGCGCATGAAGTTCACATCTTTGTTTAGTAGGTAAAGATATTCTCCGCCAGCGGCTGGGTATATGGCAAGGCTATATACCGACAAAAAATCAGACGGACACTGGAGGTATTTGTTACCGTTGGTCAACACGCCCGTCACGTTCTTTCTCAAATTAGCGGGCTGCGCAGTGTTATAGATGCGCTGCTCCGCCTGACGTATGAACACATTCATATTGGCAGTTGGGAAAGAATTCTCGCAGTAGTCTCCTACTTGCGTGACGAGATCGGCGTAATTCATGCCATCGGGCCTCGTGCCATCAAGCCTTTAGTGGCTGCGCCCGTACCGCGAACTTTGATGCCGCTGGTCTTAGTGCCGGGCTGCTCATTGCGAGTGATGTTTCCTACAGACATATTGACTGTAGACGCACTACTATGATTAGGACCACTGCCGGGATTAGAAGAGGCTTCAACAGCTTCACCAGTCATTGTGTGGGGCTGAGCATAAACAGAAGCATCACCCACTTCTTTACCCATTAATTTCTTGCTAAATGTAGCCATGATTAACCTCTTTTTTGGTTATTAGCACGCGCCATATTGCGGCCTACTTTACGCATTTCCATTCCAGTTACGCCGGATGTTTTCTTTCCGCCCATAACTTCTTTTTGCGTAGGGCCGCTGTTACCCAAGTTTGTGCCGTCGGTTTTGCCTTTTTTAGCGATGCCGTCAGCTGATCGTGTATATGCCATTTTATGCTCCTTAAGATACCGTTACTGTACCGACAAACGTTGTCGCTATCAAGTAGTTAGGCGTTAAACCTGAATCAAAATTACTAGCCCCACCAACCGGTGCCCAGCCCCACTGTATGTCACGAGAACCACCAGACAAATTACCGTTTGAGTTTATGCCAGATGTCACATAAGTTGTGTCTTTACGAGGATTACGCAAAGCCTGTGGATCATCTACAGGAAACGTACCTAACATCAACTGAGGCTGGTCTGGATCCCAGCACTCAGGACATACTAATAATTGATATAACCTTTGCTTAATGACTTCAGTCTTAAGCTTCTTAAGTTTAAACTGCTGGCCACAGCGATCACATTCAGCAATCGCTATTTTGCCGGATGCGAATCTATTACCCATTATGACCCACCAATAAACATCTGGCGAGGTACAAATCTAATAGCAGCTTTTTCGCGGTCTTCACCAGCTGCAATTTCAAATGTCTCATCGTACATTTGTTTAAGAAACTGGATGCGAGGCATAAGCTCAGGAGTCTTGACAGCAATGTGATACGCCAAGCCAGCTACCAAACAAGGTAAGAAACGGAAGTTCATATCAGCTGTTTCCACACCAGCGCCGGCATCTTGAACACGGCGCAGTCTCCAGTACACAAATTGGTAAGGTGTAGAGTTATCTGGTGTAGGCCATACTGTCACCGCCGGAAGCTGAGGTACATAAACTGCCGTGCTAATTAAATGAGATGCAGCAGTAGTGTTGTTCTGGCCACGGAACACGCCACCTAGGGTATTCCCTGTTACGTATGTGTAGTAGATGTCTTCAGCATCTAGACGGATAAAACCAGCATTAGCTAAACCAACTACTGAGTTAAGCGTGATTGTGGTGTCTGTAGAGCTGATAGCTGCCGACAAAACTGAATCTGTAGGATTAACTTCACCAGACAACCTTTGAATCCAGACTTGAATTGGTCGAGCCTGTTGAAGTTTATTTGGAATAGTTGCATAAGTAGAAACACTAATACGTGTAATAGTCAGGTCAGCTTGTGTAGATGCAGTGTTAGAACCTGTGCGGATTACATGTTCTAGCAAGTCAATAGTGTCTTTAGGCAACGCATACGTGGCTAAGCCGGGGGTCAAGTTAATGATCCCCTGCTCCATCGTCCACATGTTAATACCCTTAGATTGCCACTCTATGGTCATTAGGTTCATTGATCTGCGTGCTGTACGCAAGTCATAACCAGAACGCATCTCACGCCCAGCCCTCTCCCATGCTTCCTCGGCGATCTCCGTGAAGTCCATGTTAAAGAGGGTTGAGCCGGTAGTTGTCATAGTAATCCTAGAAATATTTTATTATTTCTGCGCTGTTTTAGCAGAGTCAATAAACGCTTGAGCTGTAGGCGCACCTTTAGATCCGGGCTTATGCATCTTCTCTTTAGAACCAGCGGCTATCCTTTTACGTTTGGCGTTAATGTTGGCATACAAACCAACAGGACCACCTTCAGCATACTGAGTAAAATCAGTATTGTCACGGCGAGCTTTACGCTTACCGCTTGGCATCTTAGATGGAAGCATGGCTCCCATTCCACGGCTGGCCAACATGATTTAACACTTCCCGCCGTACTTCATTGTGACCATTGTGCCTTTAGTCTTGCCTTTAGTGGCGCAACCGTCAGCACGACTAGAGGCAGAAGAAACCTTACCGCCAGAAGCCATTTTTTTAGTCATTCCGCCTTTTTTGTAACCCTTTACATCTTGGCGAGCTTTCATTTGGGCTTTGTCATCCATGCTTGTCATATTGTTAATGCCAAGGAATTCTCCAGCTCCACGCATCTTATCTCCTACGGTGTCACCAAATTTACGTAGGTTATATCCAATAGGATTTTTATCGGCAGGATCTAAAGCCAATTCACGCTCGTAATCTCTAACTGATCTATCGTATTGTGCTTTTGCTAATCTTTCGCTTTTAGCGGCATCAGCAGCGGCAATAGCAGCTTTTCGTCCAGAAATTTCGTCTTGCTTTTGTTTACGATAACTGTCAAAGTCACCAGTTGTAGTGTCTGGTTCAGGCATAGCTTTGTTGTATGCCTTATCCGCAGCCGCACGCATTTTGGCGTCTTTAGCTTCTTGGATAGCGTCTTCTTTAATACCCATAATTATCTCCTTAACAAGTTTTTCCACCACGTTTCATAGAAACCATCATACCTTTGGTTTTGCCTTTAGCAACAACGCCATCAGTTGTCTTACCGGTTTTTATAGCACCCATTTTAGATGGAGCCATGCCGCCTTTAGCAAGTTTTAAAGATGTACCCTTACCGCCTTTATGCTCTTGCATGTCATGCTGCTTGAAAGCTTTCTTAATCATGGCTTTGTCTTGGGCCATATCAGCTTTACCGCCTTCAGCCATACCGCCTTTTTTCATGCCCATCATCTGCTTTTTGTCCATGGCCATGTCAGCTTTAGAGCCTTCTTTCATGCCCTTTTTCTCAACATCTTTGCCTGATTTCTCAAACATAGCCATACCGCCCCTAGCCATTTTGCCTTTACCGTCGGCAGCAAAAGCTGGAACCTTTTGACCATCTTTCATAACCATAGGCATACCGCCATCTGCATAGCCGCCCATCTTCATCTTTTTCATATCGCCACCTTTTGAGAATTTACGGCCTTTGTCAGCCGCTGAAAAGTCTTTACCCACTGACATGGGCACGCCTACTTTCTTAGCAAACGATGGCGAATGTGCAATCGCTTCCATGAAATTGTGTTGCTTTTTACTTGTGCTTGGCATTACAGCATCCTACCTTTAGTTTTACCACGTTGAGCAATACCATCTCCACGCTTGGAAGCTGAGGAAACTTTAGATGCGGTTTTATCTTTAACTTTACCACCTTTGGCAAACTGTGCAGTGTAACGAACACCGTAAGTATTACCAATTTTAGCTGGACTAATGGTTCCACCAGCAAGAGGCATACTTAACATGCTGCGCAGATTATTTTTATCCGAAGCAGGTAAATTTTTGTTTAGTTCTTTTTCTTCCCGAGGACGAGGGGGCGGAGGTGCGTTATCACCAGCTTTGTTAAAGTCTTCTGAAAAATCGTTAGAAAAATCGTATTCATCATCCATGATCTACCCCTTTTTTTTGCCAAGTAAATTTTGAACCGTTTTGGTTTCCCAAATGCGGATAGCTGTCCACACAATTGTAAAGATTGCGGCAACTGCTGGAAGCATTTCAGCCAAGGTTCCCACCACAGTGAGGAAGGATACCCCATCAATAACGTACTTAACTGTTTCGTCGTGTTCAGTCATATCAGCAGTTCCATGCTCTTAAAGATTTATTGATGCGCGAGTTCGGATCTTTTGCCGTTTTCTCGCTTGTGAGTTTCTTCTTCATACCACTCATCCTTGCACAAAAGGAGTCGCGCCGTGAGCCGCCTTCCGGCTGGGGAGGTTTTAAATTCATGCCTTGCGCTTTCGCAGAGGCCCGACCCTTGGCGTTTAAACCCCCGTTCGGGTTCTTTCCTTCTTTGCGTGTCCATGCTGCACCTTTAGCCATTTGCAACTTTCAGTTTGGATTGATAGATATTTTCAAGCATCGGCATTACAACTTCTTCGCGGAAGTTGCGCTCATACACTTCTTGTCCTACGTGAGGCAGGCTAATGTCTACATCTATGTATACTTTAAACCCAGCTTTTAAAACACGATCACAGAACAAGTAATCTTCACCAACATACTTGCCGTCCACAATGGCAAAGTCAAACACTGCTGACATTTTTTCTGTCGGGGACTTTTCATAAGTCCACTCGGGATGATCTTCTACAAGCTTCTCAATCACATGGCGCTGGATCAACATAAACCCTGTAGGCGCACGTTTTAGTCGCATTAAAGAGCCTTCAAACTCCAAGTCGCCATTCTTATCGTAGTAAACGTCTGCAAAGAATTTAGCATCTTTAGCTCTACGTGGATATGCACCAGCGGTCACGTCCATATCGCCGCTTTGAGCCATCAGGCGAAGGATGTCATCAGCATTAACAACTACATCTGCGTCAATGAACAAAAGTTCTGTGCAGTCTGTTTTTAAAAATTCATGCACTAAAGCATTGCGAGCCATCGTAATGATGGAGCAATTAGACAAATCAGACAACGTGACGGACACACCAAGACTCATTGCCTTGGGCATTAACTGCGCCAGTGCAAATGCGGTCTTGATGTTCAGCTTGCCGTCATAAGCGGGAATGCCTATGAACAGCTTGCGCCCCATCAATGTTGCCTGTTTTGTTTCAGCCATAAAATACACTCACGGCAGCCATGTTAACCATATAGGCATACACACCGTTCTGCGCCAACAAGCCTTCACCGGGCATATTGCTGGATCCGTTGTTATACGTGTCTCCAGCGGCAACATCAAAAGTCATTAACCAACCGCCCGTTGAATAAACAGCAGCAGGAGTACCTGTAATAGTTCCAGAGTTAATGTCGGTGATAGTAAAACTATTTGCGCTTGCAGTGGCAATCACATAATTTCCGGGACTGGCCGAACCACCTGTGCCAGAGTCAAAGTCAATACCAATAGTTTGACCAGCTACCAAACCATGAGCTGTTTTTGAGACAGTTACTGTTGAGCCAGAACGTGCGTAAGTTACGCTACTAGAAACGGGCGCTGTTGTCGTATCAAAAAGAACAAACTGCCCCGCAGTTGCAGTACCAACAAAAGCAACAGCTTTAACGCGAGTGCGAAACGGCACTAAAATACCAGATTGGTTTGTGTGCGCTTGCTTAACGTCATATTGCATCGTCATAATTAATCTCCTTGTAAATGGGGGCCGAAGCCCCCTAGATTAATTAGTTTTGCTGAGCAGATTGCTGCATTGCGCCGTCAGAGTTGCGCACAATGTAAGCAACAATCACAGTAGCAGCACCAGTCGATGAAGATCCGGTGGTTGTAAAGGTCAAAGCAGCATCAGTAGAGCCAACGTTAGCCTGAGTAGGTGTAAACGCAGCGGCAATGGTCACAGGGTATGTGCCAGCAGATGTGATGGTAGTTGCAGAAGCAGTAGCCGTACCGCCAATGCTGACTTGCAGCGTAGTAGCTGAAGCAAACAAAGTGGTCGTCAGAATCTGAACTGAAGTGATGGCAGCGCCTGCGGGAATGTAACCAGCAGCAATACTACCGGTAGCTACTTGAGCTGCGGTCAAATTGAAAGTTTGGGCAACAATGGTGCAGCCGGTGTTTTGAACTGTGCCAGCAGTAGTGCCGGTAGTGTTTTTAACAGTGCCAAGCAGCCAAGGGCCAAGGTGAGTTGCGAATCCCATGATATATCCTTACATACAAGTGGAGTGCATCAATCGGTATGTCGTCTGCCGGGACAGTTTGATACACCGGAAAGCCCGGATTAACGTATTTATACCACTGCGTTTACATGTATGCAACATATTTTTGTGTCATACAAATGTTATTTTTAAATGCTATAAAGGAGTAATTTGTTTTGCGAACACCAACTTGGTTTAATTCAAATGAACATTCCAACGTCACAAGATGCCGAATTCTTTGCACTATGCGTTAAGAAATGGCAATCAATTCTCAACCTTAGCGACTGGAGAATTGAAAAAGGCTTAAAGCCTGCAAAACAAGCTATGGCATCAGTCGAGTTCAATGAAGGTGCGCGACTAGCCACCTACCGGCTTGGTGACTTTAGCGCAGAAAAGATAACCCACGAATCCCTCGACGCTACGGCACTGCATGAAGTATTACATGTATTCCTTCATGACCTTATGACGGCGGCGCAAGATCCTAAATCGTCAGCTGAAGAAATAGAAAAGCAAGAACACCGAGTAATTAATCTACTTGAGCGACTGCTCACTAAGGATTCTAATGGTTTCAACTAACGGACTGACTGCTTGCTCAGACGAGGAATTCCTTAAACTTTGGGATCAGTACCAATCAACGTCAAAAATTGCAAAAATTTTATGCGTGACTGATCGAGCCGTAGCTTACCGCAGGCGCAGGATGGAAAAAGATCATGGTGTTTTGCCGGCGGCAGACCATCGTGGTGCTTTATACGATGAGAGACAGAAATCATTTTCCCCGTTAAGGCAGATTGACCTTGGCATATTGGACGGCACAGTCATTGTGTTTTCTGACGCCCACTTCATACCCGGTCAACGCACAACAGCTTTCAAGGGTCTTCTGTGGGCTATCGAGACACTATCCCCCCGTGCGGTCATCGCAAATGGAGACAGTTTTGACGGGGCAGCTATTAGTCGGCACGATCCAACCGATCAGCCAGCCACCACAGTTATTCAAGAACTAAAGGCTTGTCAAGGCGCTTTGGGTGAGATCGAGGAGACCGCCAAAGCCGAGCGTCATAACGTCAAATTAATTCACACTTGGGGCAATCACGATGCAAGATTTGCAAATAGATTGGCTCAACACGCACCGCAGTACAAAGACGTTTTAGGCTTCAAGATAACTGACCACATCCCTGATTGGGAGTTTTGCTGGGCTTGCTGGCCAACCTCTAAGGTGATTGTCAAGCACCGATATAAGGGGGGAATTCATGCCACCCATAATAATACCGTCCATGCGGGCGTTTCAGTTGTTAGTGGGCACTTACATTCATTAAAAGTAACGCCGTTCAATGACTATAATGGCGTGAGATATGGCATTGATACCGGAACATTGGCAGAGCCAGACGGCCCTCAGTTTACTTACGCTGAGTTAAATCCAAACAATCACAGGTCAGGCTTTGCGGTGCTGACCTTTTTCAATGGTGAATTGCTTTGGCCTGAATTAATTCACTCCTTTTCTGAGGGGTGCATCCAGTTCAGGGGCGAGGTAATTGACGTATCTGCGTTTTAGTCCTCATAGAGACAATAAAGAATAAAACAGTATGAGTGCTTGGTTAATTGTTCTTACGGGGGCAATCTACGCATATATTGCGGTGGAACAGTTGCTAAAGGGAAACCCGTATATGGCCATCGTATACGGCGGCTACGCATTTAGTAATGTGGGGCTCTACTTGCTAATCAAGTGAGCCCCATTCATTTACTCTGCAGATTCTTCTTCTTCGGTGTCTTCTTCAAACTCAACTTCAAATTCGTCAACAGCTTCATATTCCACGCCCCAGCCGTTCTCTTCTTGGAATTCAATAAATTCCTGAATGATCTGAATTTTTTCAAAGTCATGTGTTTCAACAATAATTTTTTCTGCGTTAATCCAACCAAATTCCATCTCAAATTTCATGATATGCCCCTAGGTTATTGCAATCACCGCGACTGCAATACCATGTTAATTTAACTTTATGACATAAAAAAGGCCACCCGAAGGTGGCCTCAAACTTACCCTTTTGGGCTGTTTTATCAGGACGAACCGGGTGATCCGAAGATACCGAGTGGGTCAGAAACACCGAAGCTGTAACGCTCACGGGCTTTGTAACGAACGTTACCAGTGTCAAAGTCACCGTCCATGCCAGTGCTCATAGGAGTACGGACAAAGTGCTTCAAACCGTTAGGCACATCAGTCAACAAGAACCAACCGTTTGTGTCGGTCAAGAAGTGGTTAACTGTGTAGCCTTCAGGAATTGAACCGTTGTTCTTCAATGCGTTGATGTCATTGTCGGTTGTACCAACACGCAACTCAGTTTCGAGCAAACGTGTAGCAACGAACATCAATGAAGGAGGAACAATCAACTTCTTGGGCTTAGCAGCGATCAACAAACCACGCTCGTCTGTCCAAGCAGCGATTTGAATAACAGCGTTTTCCAACGATGTTTCATTCAAGTCAGCGCCAGTTGCAGGACGATTGCTGTTAGTACCACCAGAAACCAATGGGTGAGCAGTAGAGCAAAGCACCACGCCGTCGCCATATGTTGGGCCGCCAGTAAAGGCGTTGTTCAACACATAAGCAGCTTTAACTTGCTTGGTGTAAGCCATACCACGGGCCAAAGCCTTGGTATAACGTGAAGACAAGCTGTCGTACAAGTTATCTTCCACAGCTTCCTCAGTGATGGAGAAGCCCATCGCAATGGTTTCGTGGGTGTAACGTGCAGTCCATGCTTCCTGTGCATTGTCATAAGAGATGGCAGAGCCCTCGTTTTTGACAGGTGCAGCAGAGAAACCAGACAGCTTTGTCTCTTCTTCGAAGCTACGCTCTGATGACTCAGTTTCGTAGATCTCTTTGTGCTCTTCGCCGTACTTAGCGTACTCAAGACCGAACAATGCGTTCAGACCGGGGAGCAACTCTTTCAATAGTTGTGCGCGTGAAATAGCCATGATTTACTCCTTAAACACCAGTGGTGTTGTTGTACTGCGCGGTATTGAACTTAACGAGGAAC